TATTATATTTCAGCTTTTTTCAGCTTGTCAACTAAGGTTAGAAAACTGGCGGGGCCGACGAGACTTGAACTCGCGACCTCTGGCGTGACAGGCCAGCGTTCTAACCAAACTGAACTACGACCCCGCCGGTTCGCGGCTTTAAGTGCTTTATTATCAGCTTATTATAATTTCCGATTTCTCTATCTTGACTAAAACAGCACTTTCCGCTATTTTCCCTAACTGTCTCGATCCTCAGCTTTCGGCGTTGAAATATTAGCTGTTTTCCCTGTTTTTGTCAACGCCTTCTCCCCTAATATTTCTATTGCCCTCTTCATCCGCTCGAAATCCGTATGGACGTATTTCAGGGTGGTCTCTACCTGGCTGTGCCCGAGAACCTTCATGATATCTGCAAGGGAGGCTCCCCTGCCCAGCGCTTCCGATACCATGATGGTGGAAGCCGTGTGGCGGATGTTGTGAAAGATGAAGTCCGGGATCCCGGAATATTTCCTGATTTTATTGATTGTGTCCTTTGTCCATACCGTCTTTCTGTCCCTTCCCTTCATGGGAAAAACATAGCCGTCTTTTCTCCGACCGTCCTTCAAGGTTTCAAGGACTTCGCGGATGGAGTCCGTGAGAGGGATGATCTTCTCTCTCCTCTGCTTCGTCTCTGTCCGTTTGAGGATGATCTTATCGTCCTTGATATTTTCCCACCTTAGGTTTAACACCTCACCGAGCCTCATGCCGGTATAAAGAAGTAGGAGGACAATCCTCTTAGCGTGCTTCTGAAATACCGCGTTTTTTTTGGCCTCTTTCTCGATCCGCTCGGCCGCCTCGATTATCCTCCGGATCTCTTCAGGGCTGTATTCCCGGCGTTTTTCTTCAACCAGGTATGGCTTCATCTCATCGACAGGATTATCTCCCGAGAATACCTTCTTTTTGATCGCGTAATTGAAAAGCGACTTCAGGAGCGTGAAATAGTGGTTGATCGTAGCCTTTGATCTGCCCAGGCTTTTGAGGTGGTCATCCAGTTTTATGAGGTGCTCTCTTTTGATATCGGAAAGGCTTAGGTCTCCCCAAATCTCGGAGATCTTATTGAGCCTATCCTCCTGGAGCTTCCACTCTTTGATCCGCTTGACGTTCTTCTCATATTCCACGAAGTCCCTGGCGGCATCCTTGAACGAGACCTTTTTAGGCTTTTCCGGCGATTCTATCCCATAGTACGAAGACCACTGCTTTCGATATTCTTGTTCCCAAAGAAACTTGGCCTTCAGCGGATCCTTGGTCTTGAGGGAGAAGCGGATCCTCTTCCTGTTAGGAGGAAAACCTACGTATTCGTCAAAGAAATAATAGCCTGTCTGCTTAAGTTTTGTTGGACCTTCTCGGCGGCGGGGCATTATTTGACTTTGCTGGATGCGGCTAGATCATGACGTGAAAACGTGCAGAAGTTTCCCGTCGCGGAAACAAAACGTGTAGATTTTAAAACCTACATAGCCGCCCATACGGTTTTTGGCATTGACTTTAGCATTAAGTTTCCATCCAAAATAAAGTTTCGATGAGGAAAAAAGATTGCCTGGAATTTCATACCAACGCCACCATCCTTTGACGCACTCGTCTTGCCACTCTACCACTGCGGACATGGGGTCGAATAAGGTTTCCTTGAGATAGGCCATAGCTTGATCTTGGGGATTCTCGGGCGCCATCCCATAATCCGCGGCGTCCAGTTCGGCAAGTGTCGGATCTTTCACCGCCAAGGCACATCCGCCCAAGCCAAAAGCACAAAGTACCGCCAATGTGAAGACTTTTTTCATTTTGCCACCCCCTTATTGGATTATTTTTTCCCGGATCTCTTTCCGGCCGTCCGGATACTTTACCACCTGCCACTTCTTGTGGCAGCTCATGCACTTGGCGTCATAGATTTCTATATCCGTCATCCCCGAATAATAGAGCATCTCGCTGCAGGCCGGACAGACGGCAATGCCACTGCAGGCTTTGAGGCCCATCCTATTTTATTTCTTCTTTTTCTTCTATTTTTTCTTTGTTTTCAACGGCCTGAATCTCTTGAGGTTTCAATTCTTCTACCTCAGTCTTCTTTATTGATTGGCGCTTTGCCCGTCGCTTTTTGCCGATCTTAATATCTGCAAGATCAGCCAGTATTTCCTTATCCAGAAGATTCTTTAGCGCTTTGACAATATCATCGAAGCTTACCTTAGCTTCGGCCCCCCGGTTGATTTCGCGGTTTAAGGCCTTAAGAACCATCTGGCTAAATAGGGCCTGGGCAAGAGCTCCCGGTTCGAGCATCGTTTTCTTAGTCCAATATTTGTCGAGAGCGCCTTTTAGATAATTTCGTTTTTGTAGAAGTCCAAATTTCTCGAAAACTTCGTCAGGCCGCTCCTCAAGGTCTTTCAATAAATCTATTTTAAATACCACGGCTCGCTCGATGCCCTCGGTTTCGCTGAAGCTTATATGGAATAATTTCCATTCTGTACCGTTTGTTAAGAGAACCCACTTAGTGCCGCTCTTCATGGCATAGCTTTCAGCTTGTTCAATATGCCTATCAGATAATCTAAGGCCGGCCTGTTTTACTTCTATTAACATTTCTACTTGTCCTTGGAGTTTAATGGCGATATCGCAATATTTTTCTTTTATCTGGAATTCCTTGCTGATTTCAGTAAATATGTCATATCCCAAGGCATCTTTAAAGAATTGCACTACATACATTACGACATCTGCTTCTCTCTTTCCCTGATCCTGAGCATCCTTGAAAATAGGAGCAAATAGTTTTAATTGTTTTTTTAATTCTTTTTCCATAGTTTCTCCCTTGAGTTTATTTCTTCGGTTTCTCAATCAACCGATTCAATACCCAGATCACCCTTCCCCTGACCGGAGAAACGCCGTCATGCTCGTATTCCTTCAGATTGAGCACCATCGGAAAATCTTTTAAATCTTCTGCTTTCCTATCTTCCGCATTGCTATTGTCTCCATCGATTATCATAAAATGCCGGTCTATTTTGATCAATCGTTTGATGGTCACAATATTCCCAAAATCTTTTAGCAGGAAAGCATAGACCTCCCCTATCTTCGGGACAACGTCCATCCGGTCGATCCAGACAATAGATCCGTCGTTGATGGTCGGCTTCATGCTGATGCCTTTTGTCCTGAAAGCCACGATCCGATCCTTGTCGCTTTTCCAGCCCTTTGGTAGCATGGACTTTAGGAGGGGGGCATAGTCCTCAGGGACCATCTCGCTGAGCTCGTAGCCCGGGCCTAGGCTGATGGGATCTGGGAAGAGTTTTATTCCCTCATAATCGCCCTCAGGAGAGTTAAAAGTGAGATGAGGTTCTTTTTGAAATTCCCTGGCAAGATTGCGCTTTAACTTTTCATAATATTTTTCTTTTCCAATAAGGGCAAGTATCTTTTCAAGAGGTTCATGGAAATAAAGAGAAAGGTCAATAGCAACATTGATCCCTGCTGATTCATAATGTCCTGCACGTAATTTGCTTAAAAAACTATCAGAATAACCAATTGCTTTAGCAATGCTGGCAAGTGTTTGATTTTTAGTTTTTTCTATTAAAAAATCAGAAAGGGTTTTTGGATCGCCCATAGAATTCAAAATCATGATATCAAAATCTTCCTGACAAGGGAATAATTTTTTTAAAATTTTTCTTGACAAAGGAAAATCTTTTTATTAATATTTCTTGTGGACGGAAAATAGGATGGAAAAAATGACAGAAGAAATCAATAAAATCAGGCAGGATTTTCAGAATTATATCATTCTCCAGGATATTACGCTCCAGAAAGCTGCTGAGTTGGTCGGTTGGAAAAGGGCGGCCTCTGTCTATAAGTTCCTGGCAGGAAAACATCACCCAAATATGAGGCGGCTTTATCGGATCAAGAAATTGATAAGGGAGAGATAAGCATATGACCCTACTCACCCAGGAAGAAACAGCCAACATTCTCAGGATCAGCAAAACCTCCCTCTGGAGGCTCCGGATACAGAAAAAAATCCGCGCTGTCTTTGTAGGTGGAAGAGTCCTCTTCCAGAAAGAGGAAATAGAGAAATTCATAGCCGATAACACCTTTCCTAAGCGGCTGGGGAAAATATGAGCTGGATCAAATTAGTTCAGTTTTTCTTTATCCTCGGGCCTTTCATTCTCCTCGTCGTTATCGCTTCGCCGAACCTTTGCTTCCACGATGGTGGGTGGATCTTTACTAAACCACGGAAAATGAAAAATAGTCCCCGTTCGCTCATCCACAAAGATGTAGATTCTCATGATTCAGATTCTAAAAGGGGAAACAAGTGAATAGCAATCTAAAAAGCAATTCAACACGCGGATTTCAAATCCTATGAAACAATATCAAGATCGAGCTTGGCTCTATAAAAAATATATCGAAGAAAAATTATCGGCGCTTTCTATCGCCAAAATATGCGGAGTATCTAATCATCCAATCTATGATCATCTTAGGAAATTCGGCATTGAAATAAGGAGTCCCGGCTTTTATCAACAAGGCCGAACCTGGCCTCAGTCGAAAAAGGAATACTTAAGCCGTCTCTTTAAAGGCCGCATTAGCCCAATGAAGGGAAAACGTCAATCGGAAAAATGGCGGCAAGTCATATCTCAGCGGATGCACGGCGAACGCCATCCTCAATACGGCAAAACGGCCAGCCAGGCCGTTGGCTGGAAGGGGGGAACTCCCAAGGCTCACGGCTATTCTCTGCAATATCAGAACTGCATGAATGGGACCACGCAATATCGCGCCGAGCACAGAATAATTGCCGAGGCGATTCTAAGGCGACCCATGAAAAAAGATGAGGTCGTCCACCACATAAATGGTAATAGGTCAGACAATCGCCATTCGAACCTTCTCATATGCACCAGGTCGTTCCACGCATGGCTACACAGAAGAATAGAAAGAATGAAGGCGGACGGGAATGAATAATATCAACGGTACGCAGATCTCAGGGTTCAGCGCACTTTTATACGTGAATTTTATTATCAAGAAGAAATACAGAGTTGATTTTGTGGCCAAGGAAATGCGGATCGCCACAGACACCCTTTATCGATATATCCGCGGAGAGAATATTATCCCTCCGGATAGAATCATCGACCTTATCCAGGCCACGAAGGACATTGAGTATTTGGACTTCTTCTGCGAGCCAATTGGCTATCTTGCGGTTCCGGCCCCAAAGGGAGAGCTATCTCCCAGCGAAAGAAAACAGAATGAGATCGACCTTTCCATCTTGAATGGAAAAACTCTCGAAGCCATAGAACAGGCCTACGATGATGGCCAGATCACAAAAAATGAATGCAGGCAAATTCATAGGCTTCTGACCCGGCTGCAGGAGAAAGCCGGGGAATTGAAAGAGAAGATACGGAAAGAGGCTTTGTGATGTCAAAAAAACAATCCGTTCGGACGCTTTTTCAAGCCCAAGGCAAGGCGATTAAGGTTGAGCATAGGGAATGTATCAACTGCCAAGATAAATTCGCTCCAAAGCGAAAAAAACAAAAGTTCTGCTCTCCGAACTGCCGAAAGCGTTTTTGGGAGAGAAAAAAGATTTTAAAGACTCTCATCTCCGCTTTAAACGAATTCGTCGCATATCTCGAGGAGAAGGAAAAAATATGACCTCGTTATTCATTCTTATCCCGCAAGAAGACGCCGCTTTTCTTGAGCGGATTAAAGAAATTCTCAGAAAGGAGATCGAATCACAGGTAATGAAAACAAATGGGTTTAAGGCGCGGCTCAATGCCGCAGGGCAAGGGAACAAAGAAAAGGAGAAACAATGAACAAGCATGATTGTCCAGCTGTCGGGAATGAGTGGGAGTTTGAATGCGAAAAGGCGCTCACTCATTTCTGTCCCTTTTCTTGCTTGGCGATAGGACGCGAGGCGAGAGAGAAAGGCTTGCCGGATTGTCCTGACGCTCCGCAGGAGGAAAGGGAATGACGCAAGAAAACAAAAAGCCCAACCTGGGGGTTCAGGCCGGGCAAAGAGAAGCTACAGAGCGTAGCTCCAAAGATACCTTGAACGTAGCAGAAAAAAAGGTGAGTGTCAAGAGGTTTTGCCCTCTGAAAGAAAGCCGCTGTTTTGAATTCTGCGCATGGTGGATTGAGGGCAAATGCGCCGTCGTCAGGATCGTTGACGTTCTGGCCGCCAGGTAAAAGGAGAGAACAATGATGAAAGAAACAAAGCCAAAAACGCAAATTGTCCCCGCCTCAAACGGCGAGGATAAAAAACTCGCCTTAACGGCGGACTTCGGGAAGCTTTATGTCACGGTTCGGGGAAATCAAATCATGGCTCCGGTCAAAGGAGTCATGACTCTTTATGAGCGCATGGGTCACATTTACAAGATGCAGGACCGGCACATCATCACGAGCGCTGGATATGTCCACCTCAACAAAACCGCCTCCATCAGCATCGTAACGCCTCAACGGGTCATCGTGGATGGCGTTGCGCAGCCCAATCCTCATATCGAGAGAAACCCGAAAACAAAAGCAATCGAGGCAGTCAATGTCCGCAAGATTGGGATCGGGTTCTCGCCGGCAGGAAATATCGTCGTCGTGGATAAGACGCTCTTTTACAACGTCTATACCTATTTCATTCAGTCAATCCAGGCGAAGATGAAAAAAAGAGCGTGGAACGAAAAAACAAAGAAATACAACGGCGAGCCGCTTTACCCCGATTGCGCCGTTTATGGCATTGAAGGCAAGAAACCGGAGAAAAAGACCGGATCCTGGGCTTTCTTCCCAACCGAGGCTCCGCTCGGGATCTGGGTCAATTACGAGGATCAGGCCATCATCGATTGCCTCGAGGAGCACACTCAGCGGCAGCGGTTCGGAGATAGGATCGCTCAGAAGATCGTGGAGCGGAACATTCTCAAGGACCATCCGGCCATCGGGATTACTCAGGTGCTGCCCAAAGAGAGTAAAGAGCAGGGCGTTTGGGCGAGCGTGACGGTCTATGGATACCGGAACGAGCTTGAACCGAAAAATATCTCAGAAATTCTGAATCAGGCCGAAAGCGGAGCTGCAGCAGCGGATTTTGAGATGCAGGAAGAAGTCATAGACACAGCTGACGCCGACGAGGAAAAGGCGGTCATGAAAGAAGTCGCTGGAGAGACGAAGGACGACGAGTCAACCGAGCGGTCCCTCTTTGATGAACAGAAAGAGAGGAAATGATGGGAAATCATATTGTCACCCGTGAAGAAGTCATTTCTCGAAGCCCGGCGAATGGTGATCTCATTTTAGCTCAGGTTGAGGAGATCGCCGCGGAGATCGGCCAGCGGTTGGACGCCATGCGCCAGGGGAAAAGAGAGCCCTGGGATCATTCAGAATGGAACTGGGCATCCGAATTTGGTCATCCCTGCAAGAAATTCCTGGTCCATGCCCGGCTTGACTGGAGAGAGCGGCAGCTCATGGATATCGATGGCGAATACAGGGTTGAGGAAGGAAGCCGGGCCGAATGGCAGCTCAAGAAAGACCTCGGAGATATCGGATTCCAGCTTAATGAATCGCAGAGGACATTTACGATCCCGGATCTCAAGATCAAAGGCAAGGTTGACGGGCTTCTCCCGCTGAACCGCGAAATCCAAGGTGTCCCCAACGTGGTCTCTGTTCCGTGTGAGATCAAAACAGTAAATCCGAATTACTGGGAAAGCACAAAGTCAATAGAAGATATCAAGCGTCACCGCGCCTGGTGGATCCGCGGCTATCCGAGCCAGCTGAACGCCTATCTCTACGCCTCCGACAGTCCCTTCGGCTTTTTCATCCTGAAGACATTCGGGAAGCGGCCGAGGATCCTTCCCATGCTCCTTGACTATGACCGCTTAGATGCCGACTTCCGCAAGATCGAAGACGTGAACCGCCACGTGGAGGCCGGCACTTATCCTGAGCCTATCCCCTATGAGGCACAGATTTGTAATCTTTGCGATTTTAATCATCTCTGCCAGCCGCTCAAGGCCACGGAAATGGAGGAGATCTCTCAGGGCGATGTACCTCTTCTTGAGTTCTATCTCGAGCTCAAGGAAGCAAAAGAGAAGTTTGATGACCTCCACAAGAAGCTCGTTGGAACGAAAGACAAACCAGGCCGTTATCACGGGAAGAACGCCATCGTAAACGACATCGCCATCACTACCGAAATACAAAACCGAAAGTTCTACAACATGCCGGATGAAGTGAAGGCGCCCTACGCCGAGGCGAGAGAGATCATCATCACGAAGATTGAAAGGATCTAAACATGGAAACAACTGAACTTGAAAGACAGGTAAATAATTTTGTTGGCATTGCCGGAGCTTACAGAGCAATCGATCAAGGAAGTCTTGCCAAGGCGAGCGAGCTTCTCCTGGCTGCGAAAGAGCTGGAAACGAAAATCAAGGATTTCTTCGCTCCGCTCAAAGCCAAGGCTCACGCCACATGGAAGGAGATTTGCAATACTGAAAACCAAGAGCTCTGGAAGCTCAAGCCCGTGATTGACGCGCTGAGCCGGTCTATCGCTTCCTACAAGGCCGAACAGGAAAGGAAGCGCAGGGAAGCCGAGCTCGAGAGGATCCGAGTTGAGCAAGAAAAGAAACGGCTCGAGGAAGAGGCCCTTCGCAAAGCTATGGAAGCCGAGAATCGAGCTAAGGCTGAAAAAGACGAGGCCGCCTGTCAGGCAGCCCAGGCTGAGGCCGACAGGATCCTTGCCCAAGCGGCCGATGAGGAAAAGAAGATCGCCCCGGCGTCTATTGTTCCGGAGGCTCCCAAAACTAAAGGCTTGGCTATGCGCGAGAACTGGGATTTTGAGATCGTGGATGAGGCTGCGATTCCCAGGGAATACCTGATTCCGGATGAAGTCAAAATCCGCAAAATCGTCAAAGCCATGAAAGACAAAACGAACATCCCCGGGATCCGGGTTTTCAACCGGCCGATCATGCAGAGAATCGGAACGAGAAACGAGCAAGCGAGGCCATCATGAGCGATACAAGAGAGTGCGAATACCATTACTGCATGAAATGTCTCGATGTCACGCCCTGGGCGATTATCGGCAGATTCCGGGTCTGTGTTCAATGCAAGTCAGAGCTCCTTTTCGATGACGCTGCGCTCAAAACGATAGAGGCCATCTCAGAGAAAAAAGGCGGACCAGACAAAAGGGTTTGATCATGAAACGGAAGGGATGTCCACCACAGGAAAGGCAAATAAGATTAGCCCGTTATCACCCTTCTTCCTTCGGGGCCTTTCCCGTCCCTTCCCCTTTTCTCGAAGGAGAAACAAAATGACTGAACTCAAAAGGCAAGTCAAACGAGAATTCAGGTCTAAATGGCCGTTCATTATCATACTCGATCCGGATGGATATATTCGGTTAAAAACAAAGCGCTGTCGGCGAACTTATTCAATCTCGATTGAGGCGCTTTTTTATCTTTTGGCCAGAGAGACAAAAGAGAAGAAAGGGCGGAAAAGATGAAAACCATAAAAGAAAAAATGGAAATAAAAAATGGCTTCACAAAGTCGTAAAGAAGATCATCGCCCGGCAACACTTTGGTTTTGGGATGATTGGTTTTCCGCTTTTGATGTTCAGATTTGCAGTTTTGCTGCCCAAGGACTTTGGGTAAATATGCTCGGAATTATGGCAAAGTCTGAAATCAAGGGTGCACTTGTAGTTGCTGGAAGGCAAATTGATGGCAAAATTCTGGCAAAACGTTTCGGGAAAAGCGAGGAGGAAATCGAAATCCTTTTAAGAGAACTTGAAGATAATGGCGTTTTTAGCCGATTGCCTGATGGGACAATAATAAACAGACGAATGTTTTCTGAAAGCCAACGTCAAGATCAAATATCAAAAATGCGTTCTGAAGCTGGCAAGGCTGGCGCAGAAGCAAGATGGCAAAGTGATGGCAAAGAAAATGGCAAAGACATAACACCCATTGAATATGAAGATGAAAATGAAGATGAATTGAAAAATAAAAATAAAGGTATTGAGAGCAAGGACGCGCTTTTTGAAAAATGGTTTGCCCGATATCCTCGCCATGAAGATAAGGGAAAGGCTAAGGAGAAGTGGTTGCTTTTGGTTGATCATGGCATATCACCACAAACCTTAGAGGATGCCTTAACCGGCTATATCAATTGCTTGAATAGCAATGAAACAGAAAGACAATTTATAAAATACGCCAAAACTTTTCTATATGTAGGAAATCCCAAAAAGAAAATTCCTGGTACCTGGGAACAATATCTTCCATATGCCGATCCGAAATACAAAAAGAAACCGAGGTTGTGATGACCTTAACCATAACCATTAACCAAAACAAACCCTGCGCGAAATGCGGGGCAAAAGGGGCAACTCAAAATGGCCTCTGTTTAACCTGCGTATCGAAAAAAATCAAAGAGCAAAAAAAAGGAGGAATCATGGCCACAAAAGGGCAACAGAATCTCTTTGGCGACCAGGACTTGGTCATTAACACTCTTGAGACTGAAAGGTCCGGCCTTCAAAAGGAGATCGAGGCAACCCAAAAGGCGATCGAGAGCAAACAGGATAAACTCGACGAGCTTGAGGGAAGGGTGCACAACATCACTTTATCGCTCGAGTCAATACGGAAGGCGGTAAAGCCAGAGAAAAAGAAGGAGGCATTATGAAAGGCAAGCATTTATTCTTCGCGGGTTGCGCATGCCTTCTATGTCTTGTCATTGGCTTAATTGCAGGAGCTCTTATCTCTTACCGGCATTTCAATTTTTGGTTTCCGAATGAGGAGCGGGCGGAGGTTCGAGCGATGATTGAGAAGACACGGGAAATGATAGCCGAGCTGGAAGAGATTCAGAAGATAATGGACGCTTTAAATAGGGAAGCGGAAAAATCAGTAACCTGGAATCATGTGACGCTCAGCCCAAGACTCAGTGATGGGGATTAGTGTTAACTCATGTCGATTTATTCTCTGGCATCGGCGGTTTCGCCTTGGCCGCAGAATGGGCGGGATTTGAGACGGTAGTATTTTGCGAGATAGATGAGTTCTGCCAAGAAATTCTCAAGGCGAGGTTCGGGGCAAGAATTATTACCAACCCCAAGAACACAAGACGGTTACGAGAGGAGCAATTGGAAAACGGTTGTCAGGGCAAACGAGGGCGAGGCACAGATGACTCTTTCCAGAAAGATTCGGGTTTTGGGGCTATTGCCAACACCGAGGGCAGAGAAGCAAAGCCCACAAAGTCGAGCGGACTTCACTCCAAATTTGGCTTACCGAATCGAATCCCTCTCATCCCCGATATCCGAGATTTTGACGGTTCCCGTTTCTGGGGCACAACTTTGCTTACCGGAGGAGTTCCTTGCCAACCAGCATCGGTCGCCGGGAAGCGAAAAGGAACGAGAGATGACCGTTGGCTCTGGCCAGAAGCTATTAGAGTCTTGGCCGAAGTCAAGCCAACCTGGGCAATCTTTGAAAATCCTCCTGGAATCCTTAGTCTTGAGCAAGGTGTGGTATTCGAGAACTTGCTATCACAGATGGAAAGCAAGAGTTACAAAGTCTGGCCGATTATTATTCCAGCTTGCGCCGTCAATGCCCCGCACCGCAGGGACAGGGTCTGGATTATTGTCCACCTGTCTGGCGAACGAAAAGAATCAATATCACAGCAAGGACAACGGTATGGCATTAAGTCGAAAAATTACGATGCTAATGACACCAGAGGCGAAAAATCAAGAGGGGTATCAAATTTCAAGCGGGAAAAGATATCCGAGATTGGGCAAACAGATAGCGATGCTTCCGACGCCGATCAAAAGAGATTTCAAGGATACCGGCAATCTCGAAAATGTGCCAGACAATGCTTTATTGGGACGAAGGATTGGCAAGAAAACTGGCCTGAAGTTGCAACCCGCCTTTGTCGAGTGGATGATGGGGTTTCCCATCGGGTGGACAGACTTAAAGCACTCGGCAACGCCATTGTCCCCCAAGTCGCATACGAAATAATGAGAATAATAGCGATGATAGAGCAAATCGAGCCGAGAGAGGAGGGAGACTGAAATGACCGGGAAAGATTTGCGAGGAAGAATTGATGAGATATCAGACCTCATGGACGACGTTGAATATTTCTTGAATAAAACAAAAAAAATCACAGTTGAAGCCGTTGATCTCATTCAAACTATACGTGAATCTACTGAAGATTTGTTCTATATGATTCCGCTAAATAAAAAAATCGATATAGGAGACTGATATGGACATTGAGAGACTCAAAATCAAATTCATGGAAATGATGCAGGCCCACAAGGGCCGGGAAAGGGCTATCCCGCGAGAGAGAATTTTCTTCGAGCTGAAAATTTTCTCGCCTGACCTCACAGACCGGAAGTTCCGGGACATGTATTCGCGGCTTCCAATTTGTTCAACCTCTTCGATGCCGTATGGGCTTTATCTTCCCGAGACGACGGAAGAACTGGAGGGGTTCTTGCGAGAATATTCTTCACACGTAGGCCCGATTCATGCAGCGAAGCGGCGTCGCTTGCTTTTTGCTGCTTATCCAAAACTGGTTCCAAAAAATGAGCGCCAGGGTGATTTGTTTTATAGAGAACAGCTATGAAGATAAAAAATTTTGAAGAAGCCAAGAATCATCGCGATTGGTTTGAAGAACAATACTTAAAACGCGGTATCAGCGGAACAGAAATCGCAAAGATTTTAGGCAGGCGTCATCGATTAATTTATACATGGCTTCATCGACTTGGGATTCCATTAAGGACAAGGAGCGATGCGTTCCGCTTGCTTTATAAAAAAGAGCCGTGGCGAAATCCTCAGTATGGCAAACCCAAAACCGAAGAATGGAAAAATCAAGTAAGGGAAAAATTATCAGGTCCAAATCACTATAGGTGGAAAGGCGGAGAATGGAAGCATCAAAGAGGCTATATCTATACTGGGAAAAGACACCAAAAATATATTTTAAAGCATCGCCTTATTGCAGAAAAGATACTTGGAAGAAAACTCATACCGGAAGAAGTGGTCCACCATGAAAATGGCGATCCAAAAGACAATCGGCCTGAGAATCTGAAAATATTTCGATCGCACTCTGCGCATATGAAATACCATGCCCAAAACCGTAAGTGCGCAAAATCGGAACAAAGACAGTTGGAGATATTTTGATGCCAATCAAGCCGGAAAGGAAGGCGCTCTATCCGCCCAATTGGGACCGGATCTCGCTGCTCATCCGGGAGCGCGCCGGCTGGAAGTGCGAGCTGTGCAGGGCGGCAAACGGTTCTTCTCATCCGGTCACGGGCTCAGAAGTTGTCATCACCGTCCATCACATCAATGGGGATCCCACAGATAACAGGCGGATAAACCTAATCGCGCTTTGTCAGCGCTGCCACAATCGGCTTGATCTCCCTTTTCGGCGAACGCGGAGAACGAATCCCTTATTTGAAGATTCGAGAATTACCCAGGGGGAGCTGAAATGATAAAGAACTACACTTCAACGGTTCCCGTTGAAAAGACCATCCTAAGGATTGAGATGGCCCTGGTCACTGGTGGTGCAGTTGGAATCATGAAGGATTACAAAGATGGCGAGCTGGAAGCGATTTCTTTTTCTATTCCTTCGCCAGAAAAAAGGCTTGTCGCTATCAAACTACCGGCCAACGTGGATGCTGTTTATGAAGTCTTTATGTCTTCTATGAAAAGGCCACGGGCAGAGACGGAAAAAAGATTGAGAGCTCAGGCGGCGAGGACGGCGTGGAAGCTCATCCAAGATTGGGTGGAGCTTCAGATGGCGCTTATCAAGATGAGACAGGCTGAATTCCTTCAGGTGTTTTTGCCGTATGTTTGGAATGGCAAAAAGACATTTTACGCGGCACTGAAAGAGCAGAATTTTAAACTTCTCACTCAGGGCAAGAAAGATGAATAAAACAGAAGAAGCCTTCAATTTAATTTGGGATGAGCTTGAAAGAGCAGAAAAGAAATTTCCGGGATGGCCTCAAGACATCGTTCACGGAGCGGCCATCATCCAGGAGGAATGTGGAGAGCTAGTCAAGGCTTGCCTTGATTATTATTACGGAAGAGGTGATATCGCTTCTGTTTTAAAAGAAGCCGTTCAAACTGGCGCGATGGTCTATAGGTTTTTGTTTCACATTGAAGATTATAAGCCCGAGAAGGGGTTGTCAAAATGACCTACCTCGAGATAACGGGACGCACGCCGAGCAAAAAGACATCCCAGAGAATCATCCGGCTGAAAGGAAGCGGCAAGACTAGGCTTCTCCCCAATCCGAAATACTCAGAATGGGAGGGCCGAGCGATCCTCGAGCTCAAAGCCCAAATGATCGAGGAGGAAATTGAAACTATCGACTATCCGGTGAATCTCATGGCCCTGATATATCGCCGCCCTCACCCAGGGGGAAGCACAGACCTAATAAATCTTTTGCAATCAATCTGTGATGTCCTGGAGAGATCGGGGATCATTAAGAATGACTCTCTCATCGCCTATCTTAACGGTTCCCGGATTCTGCCTGCCGATTGTCCCGAGGATGAGAGAGCAGAGATATATATCTTTGACAAACCGGAAGCGCAAAAAGTGTTTGGGGAGGTTTGCATAAAAGAGGGGGAGATTGAAGGGAAAATCTGAATGAAAGGAGGTAAAGCGTGAAAAGAAAAACGCTGCTTTCAATCCTGGCCATTGTCGGCGCGCTGCTTGTCTTCCTCAAAGAGCAATTTGGCTTGGGAATCGATGCCGCCGGATTTGCTACGGCATTGGGCGTCGTCCTGCTCTATGTTTTCTTTGAGGCAAAACGGGACATTGCGGCCATCGCACAGCAAGCTGCAAAATGGCGGGATCCGAAGTTCTGGCTGGCTTTTATCGCGGCCATCGTGACGGCGGTAAACAGCGCTTTCGGATTGTCCTTGCCCGTGGACATTATCAACGTCGTCCTCGGGTTCATTGTGTCGCTGCTGTTCAAGGCCAAAGTCGCAACGACTTAATTATTGTTGGATGTTAGGTGGGCGCACAATCGCCGACATCATTGTGCGCCCGCTACACCAAATTCATCACTATCAGATGAAGAAGATAATTTAACTTTATTGTGTATCGATTATCACAGAGAAAATCATCAGAATCAGCATGTCAGCAAAATCCCTTAAACAACGCTTTAAAAGAGCCATTATAGCCGCAGAAAAAACATTGACATATCCCCCCGGATCAGCTCGGGTTATTATCCTTCAAAATCACATCTTTCAAATCGAAGCAATCAGGAAAAAAGAAATCCGTAAAATTAGAATTGTCCTTGACGAGATGAAGAAATCAGACGAAGAAATTGTGAATGCTTATGAGCTCCCTTCAAACTGCACAAAAGAAATCTGGTGTCGATTGAAAAACGGCAAATTCATCATAAAAAGGCTATTTGATTGAGAACAAGTCAAGCCCCTTTTTTCCTCACCTTTGGGCCATTTTGGCATAACCTTTGCCTCAATTTTCTTCACCTATAGGTTAAACCTCTCAAAAAACCACCCCTTATCATATTGTCGAGATGGGCGATGTCCTGAAATCCGCGTATCTCCGGACAAAGGCGGTGGAGTATCTTTGGAGTTTTCTTCACATTCCTTATCTCTGGGGCGGGGATGATCCGATGGCCGGGTTCGACTGCTCGGGCCTCGCCGTTGAGGTCCTCCAGGCCGTGGGGCGTCTGGCTCATGGCCGGGATTACACGGCCCATGACCTCTACACGATCTTCAAACCCTTCCAGGTAGACCAGGGATATCCGGGCTGTCTTGTCTTCTGGCTCGACAACCAGGGCAAAGCCCGGCACGTGGAGATCATGATCGACAATGACCTTTTAGTCGGGGCCTCGGGAGGCGGGTCATCGACCCAAACATTGGCTGACGCCATAAGACAAAATGCCTTCATAAAGATGAGGCCCCTCCGGTACAGAGGAGACAATTTCAAGATTATCGATCCCTTCAAGGAGATGAGCTGATGCCGAGCTTAAAGGAGATCCTTGCGCTTTTGACGACAGCCCAGGGAATTGCGGAACGGTTAGAGGAGATCTGGCAGGAAGTGAAGGAATACATCGATGAGGTGAAGGATGAAAAAAAACGCAAAGCGCTTCTCGACGCTTGTGAGCATCGGGATCCTGCTACTGTACGTAAGCTGCTTTTTGATTGAGAGCTCATGCGCACGGCCCTACAACCCGGCGCTCTATCCCTCTTATGATGTCCTGAACCCGGGCCCGGAGGTCCGGCAAAATCCCTTGGGCTTCGACAAGGATGGGAACGCGATTGTCAACCAAGCTTTCATTCTTTGGGTTTATGAACTCAAGGAAGAAGTAAAAAAACTGCGTGAGGAGCTTAAACGCAAAGGGGATTGACATGACGGAACCGGTCACCTGGGCAGCGGTGGGAATGGCGGCCGTTTCAAACATGGCGACATGGCTGATGATCCTGAAAGGGAAAAATGAGGCGAAAAGAAATGCAGAGAATAATGGGTCTAAGCCCGGCTCGGCAAAGATATGCCAGCAACGGGGAGAGAAAATAGCGATCCTCGAGACAAGACAAATCAGGTTTGAGCAAGACATCAAAGAAATAAAAGAAGACATCAAGGAAATTAAGGGAGCGGTGGTGAAGTGATGGAGATCCGGAAAGTCCCGATCGAGAAAGTGGAGCCCTGGGAAAAGAACCCTCGGGGAATCAAGCAAGAGGACTTCGAGCGGCTCAAGCGGCAGATCCTAAAGCTCGGTGTTTATAAGCCCCTGATCTGCTACCAGGAAAACGGGAAGTATATCACCCTGGGCGGGAATATGCGGATCCGGGCCTTAAAAGAACTGGGAGTCCGGGGAGTCGAGATCTCCATCATAAAGCCCAAGTCCGAGGCCGAAAAAATTGAATATGCCCTCTCCGATAACGACCGCGCCGGCTATTACGAAGAACAGGCGCTCGCGGAGCTCGTCTACCCTCACCTCGCGAAGCTCGACCTTGACGATTTCAAGGTTGATATCGGTAAGGCTGTCAACCTCAAATTCATCATAGAGGATTTTGGACCGGACTTTGATGAGAAAGCCAACATCATCCCTGAGATCGATGATTCCCCGCCAATAACCAAACCCGGCGAGATATTCAAGCTTGGCAACCACAGACTGATGTGCGGAGACAGCGAAAAAGAAAAGGACGTTGATCGACTTCTCGTCGGCGCCAGAATTCACCTCGTCAACACTGACCCGCCGTACAATGTGAAGGTTGAACCCCGCTCTTCAAATGCCATCCTCGCGGCCAAAGCCGCGGGAAACCTAAAGCATCATCAAGCTTTCGACTCGGCCAGATATGGCCTAAAAAAGAAGCCCAAGGTGAAAATGCGCGCGAAAGACCGGCCTCTGGTCAATGACTATGTCTCAGACAGCGAATTTGAGGCGCTTCTCCGGATGTGGTTCGGGAATATCGCCAGGGTCCTCGAGCCTGGACGGTCGTTCTATATCTGGGGCGGATATGCGAACTGTGGGAACTATCCACCGGCGCTTAAGGAAAGCGGCCTGTATTTCAGCCAAACCATAATCTGGGTCAAAGAGCATCCTTTCCTCACCCGCAAGGACTTCCTCGGGAATCATGAGTGGTGTTTTTACGGCTGGAAGGAGGGAGCGGCCCATAAGTTTTTCGGGCCAAATAATGTCACAGACGTCTGGTCCGTGAAAAAGGTGAATCCTGCCTGCATGGTTCACTTGACAGAGAAGCCTGTGGAGCTCGCAGAGAGAGCGATCGAGTATTCATCCAGAAAGGGAGAGAACGTCCTCGATTTGTTTGGGGGATCGGGATCGACTCTTATCGCCGCCGAAAAATCAGGCCGGCGCGCGTTCCTGATGGAGATAGATCCCAAATACTGTGATGTCATCATCAAACGCTACGCCGACTATGTGAGGATCCCCGAGGAAAAGATTAGGAAGATAAGGCGATGAAAGTTAAGGTCATGAAGCTCAAGCGGTCCGTCAGGATCGAGGATGTGAACCTCGAGCAGGTCGAAGTCATCGCCAGCCTCGGGCTCACCGATGAGGAGATCGCCGTTATCCTCGGGATAAGCCCCAGAACCCTGAATTATTGGAAAAAGAATCCCGCGTTTTTGCAGTCCCTAAAAAGGGGAAAGCTCAAGGCTGATTTTCAGATAACAAAGAGCCTTTACGAAAAGGCGAAAAATGGCGACACGACAGCGATCATCTTTTGGCTGAAGAACCGCCGGCCGGACCTGTGGCGGGATAGGCAAAATGTCGAGCATTCTGGATCGGTAGACATAGGAATTAAAGCCGAAGATATCTGGAAGGCAAAAAAAGAACTGGAAAAAACGAAGGCAAAATAACATGCAGGTAAACGCTCAAGAGAAAAATTATTACATCGAAGAGTGGCTGCGCTGCGAAGAAAGCCCGTCCTATTTTGCCTTGAATTACTGTCATACCCTTGATGTTGAGAAAAACGAGATAAAACTCTTTCCTCGATACCAATACCTGGTAGATTTCCTCGAGGAAAACAAAGAGCCGCAGAACTCCCACTACGAAAAATCGCGCCAGATGATGATCTCATGGGCCTTCATGGCCCTCTACCTCTGGGACATAAGCTTCAAGGAGAACGTCGCGGATTTCGTGACCTCGAGAAAGGAAAATCTTGTCGACGATGGAGGTTCTCTCTCAACTCCCAATTCGCTCCTGGGCAGAGTTCGTTTCATGTGGGAGAGACTTCCTTCTTTCCTCAAGATGCCGCTTGTCTTCTCTTATCTCAAGATCGCGAATCCTGTGACCGGGAGCTTCATCATAGGTGAGAGCTCGAACCCAAACGCCGGCCGATCCGGGACTTGGCATCGGGCGCTCATGGATGAGGCCGCTTTGATACCGAAGTCAGAGATGGTCTTCAGCTCGATCATCCAGGCCTGTAAGAACGGGACTTACATGAATTCAACTCCATACGGCCGAGGCGGATGCTTTGCCAGAATCCGGTTTGACAAAAATTCCACATTTTTAAAAAGACGCCTTCACTGGAGCATGCATCCCGAAAGGTCGGACACTTGGTATCAAGCGCAACGCGCGAATATGACCAGGGACCAAATCGCCAGGGAACTTGATATCAGCTACGAGCAATCTATTGCGGGTCAGATTTACTATATGTTCGATTTCAGCAAGCAGATCGGGAAATACGAGTACGACCAGGATCTCCCGCTCTACTTGGGCTGGGATTTCGGCGTAGGCAACCCCACGGCGGTCCTCTGGATTCAAGAAGCGCCCATTCCCGGGCAGCCGCTTCCGGAGATAAGGATCATTGACGAGCTCGAGGAAACAGAGAAATCTCCGCCCTTTTACTCGGATGTGATCAAAGCAAAGCCGTACAAGGTTAAAGACGATAAGGGATATTTGAAGCCCAAAGATATCATCCACTTTGGAGACCCGGCCGGAAAACAAAGGCAGGTAAACATGAAGAGCTGGATTTCTTGGCTTGGAGAGCTGGGGATTCATATCAGGGTTAAGCACGGCGCGACTATCTCTGAATGCATAACGGCCGGTCAGAGAATCATGCCCTACGTCAGGGTCAGCGAGAAGTGCGTCCGGTTTCAAGAGTGCATTTCCAACTATAAACATCCGACGGATGATCAGGGCCGGGTCATATCAGATGGATACGAGGAAAACTGGGCGACGCACATAATGAAGGCTTTTGAATACTACGCGGTAAATCGTTTCCCGATGATTAAATCTGAAGTGAGGGCTTTATAAATGGCGCTTTTGGCTGAAGAGATGATTAGGCGCGAGTTTTTGAAGTCGAAGTGGATTGCGGACAAAGAGCGCCAGGATGAAGCGCAGAATAAGCTTGATCTCTACAGGGACGACTACGAGGAGATCATCCGGGAGAAAATTAAGGCGCTTTTCCATAAGGACAACTATGAGCGCCTCTATTACCATGTGAATCAGAGCCAAAATATCCTCAAGCGCGTGATCAATGAAATCTCGACCGTTTACAAGGCGCAGCCCATCAGGGAATTTAGCAAAGATGAGCGATACCAGGAGATCCTCAACTACTCGAAACTTGACACGAAGCTGAAAAAGGTCAATCGCTACAGCAATCTGCTCAATGAGACCCTGCTCAAGGTCGGGGTGCGGGGAGGGCGGATCGTCTATGACATCATAACGCCGAACATTGCAACGGTCATTCAAAACGAACTGGATCCCACCCAGGCGGACGCGGTCATTTACATGGTGACAAGGAAAAACACCGTCGGCGATGACAAGAT